GAGTGCGACGAAATCCTGATGGACATCGGGGCCAAGCCCAGACCTCTCGTGGAAAAAATTCCTAGAAAGAACAGCAAAGCTTGGAAAGAGCTGCTAGATGCTGGTAAGATACAGGAGAACAACAAAGGCAAATGGGAGTGGGTCAAGTGAGCAAGGCAGGCGCGTGGTCCTACAGCCGGATGAAGGCGTTCGAGAACTGCCCGAAGCAGTTCTACCATGTGACCGTGCTGAACGAGTTCCCGTTCAAGGACACCGACGCCACCATCTACGGCAAGGAGTTCCACACGGCCTGCGAGGAGTACATCCGCGACGGCAAGCCGCTGCATCCGAAGTTCTCGTTCATGGAAGAAACCATGAAGAAGCTGGCTGCGCTGCCCGGAGAGAAGCACTGCGAACTCAAGATGGGCCTCACCGCCGACCTCGAACCGTGCGGCTTCTTCGACAAGCAAGTGTGGTTCCGTGGGATCGCCGACCTGATCATCATCGACGGGGAGGTGGCACGCTACGTCGACTACAAGACGGGGAAGAGCTCCAAGTACGCCGAGACGGGGCAGCTGCAGTTGATGGCGCTGGCCGTCTTCAAGCACTTCCCGCAGGTGAAGAAGGTCAAGGGTGCCCTGCTGTTCACTGTCGCCAACGACATGGTGAAGCAGGACTACAACGTAGCAGACGAAGGCGCGCTCTGGTCCCCGTGGATTCAGAAGTACGCAGCTCTGGAGAAAGCGCATGAGACGGGCGTGTGGAATCCTCGCCCGTCGGGACTTTGCCGAAAACACTGCCCCGTGGTAGAGTGCGCCCACAATGGGAGTAAATAGCCATGCCTTACACGAAGTCGCCCCGCCCCTATAAGCGCGAATATGAACTGCAGAAGGCTCGTGGTGAACACGAGGACCGGATGGAGCGGCAGCGGGCGCGGCGGGCCTTCGATGCGAAGAATGGCAAGTCTGCGCGCAAGGGCAAGGACATCAGCCACAACAAGATGCTGTCCAAGGGTGGCAGCAACGACGACGGATACAAGCTGGAGCATCCGTCCAAGAACAGAAGCCGGAACGGCCACAGCCCCAAGAAGAAGTGATCGTTAGGGGAACCCCTAACGCCGGAGAACACAATGCAGATCATCGACAACAAGGCGCTGCTGTTGAAGCTGCGCAATCCAAAACAGGTCACTACGATCATCCCAAAGAGCAAGCCGGTCGATGCCAACAGCGTGCTCGTCCATTGGGGTGTGAAAGAGGCCCAGACCCTGCGGGCGTTGAACATCAAGGCACCGTCGCCCATCGAAGGCCGGTATAGCTGGACTGGCAAGTTCGCACCGATGGAGCACCAGAAGGCCACGGCGGCGTTCCTGACGATGAACCAGAGGGCGTTCTGCTTTAACCAGCAAGGCACGGGCAAGACAGCCTCGGCCATTTGGGCTGCGGACTTCCTCATGAAGCAGGGTATCGTCAAGCGCGCCTTGGTGATCTGCCCCATCTCGATCATGGACAGCGCGTGGCGTGCGGACCTGTTCTCGTTCGCTATGCACCGGACGGTGGGTATCGCATATGGCACGGCCAAGAAGCGCCAAGAGATCATCGCCCAGAAGCCGGACTTCCTCATCATCAACTACGACGGTGTCGAGATTGTGCGGGAAGACATCGTTGCCGCTGGCTACGACCTGATCATCGTGGACGAGGCCAGCCACTACAAGAACGCCCAGAGCAAGCGGTGGAAGGTGCTGAACTCCATGGTTGGGCCGAACACTTGGCTCTGGATGATGACCGGCACACCGGCGGCCCAAGGGCCGGAGGACGCCTACGGCCTCGCCAAGCTGGTCAATCCGCAGGGGGTGCCGAGGTTCTTCGGTGCGTGGAAAGACATGGTCATGACCAAGGTCAGTCAGTTTCGCTGGCTGCCGAAGGAGAACTCCACCGAGACGGTGTACAGGGCGCTGCAGCCCGCCATCCGCTTCACGACTGATCAGTGCCTCGATCTGCCCGACATGGTCTACGTCAAGCGCGATGTCAAACTGACCAAGCAGCAGGACGCCTACTACAAAAAGCTCAAGAGCCAGATGGCGATGGTGGCCGCTGGCGAACAGATCACGGCGGTCAACGCAGCCGTGCTGATGAACAAGCTCCTGCAGATTTCCGCAGGGGCCGCATATGGCGACGAGGGTTCGACCGTCCAGTTCGACATCAAGCACCGCTATGACGTTCTCAAAGAGGTGATCGAGGAGGCGTCCCACAAGGTTCTCGTCTTCGTCCCCTTCCGGCATGTCATCGACCTGCTGTCCGAGCTTCTCGCCAAAGACAAGATCAGCGCCGAAATCATTCGGGGGGACGTGGCGGTTCACAAGCGGACCGACATCTTCAAGCGGTTCCAAGAGCAGAAAGACCCGAAGGTTCTTCTGATCCAGCCGCAGGCTGCTGCTCACGGCGTGACCCTCACCGCTGCGAACACGGTGGTCTGGTGGTCGCCCACGTCGTCGCTCGAAACCTATGCGCAGGCCAACGCGCGGGTGCATCGTAAAGGTCAGGTCAACAAGTGCACGGTCGTCCAGCTGCAGGGGTCCGGCGTCGAACGCCGCGTCTACAAGCTTCTTGATGACAAAATTGATGTGCACACTAAAGTTGTAGATCTTTACAAAGAAATGCTTGACTAGAGCATAAGACTACAATAGAACACAAATCCTGATAGTGAAGGAGAACCGCTATGAGCACCGAAGACGTGCCTGCCGATACTGTCGAACCCGAAGTCTCCGTGGAGAAGCTGACCAAGATCTACATCAAAATCCGCGACAAGCGGGCCGAGATCAAGGCAGCGTTCGAAGCCGAAGACGGCGCACTGCTGGAACAGCAGGACAAGATCAAGCGTGCGCTCCTCGACTACTGCAAACAGCAGGGCGTCGAGAGTGTTCGCACCCCCGCCGGTATTTTCTACCGCAGTCTGAAGACGCGCTACTGGACCAGCGACTGGGAGTCCATGAACAAGTTCATCTTGGAACATGAGATGCCCGAGTTCTACGAGAAGCGCCTGAACCAGACCTCGGTGCGTCAGTACCTCGAAGAAAACCCCGACGTGCTCCCTCCCGGCCTGAACGTGGAAAACGAGTACGTCATCACCGTGAGGAAAAAGTGATGAGCACTGAAAGCCCCTTCGTGCTTCTGGAAGATGTGGCAAAGCACTTTGTCGTGTCTCCGGCAACCGTCCGCAATTGGCTGCGGAACGGGACCATCCCGAAGGACGCCTACATCAAGGTCGGCTACATCTACCGGTTCGACCTTCCGAAACTCGTGGCTGCGCTGACCTCGGCACCGAAAGCGCCGGAACAGCCGGAGCAGCTGGAATTTGACTTCAACCAAGAAGACGGCAACTAAGGAGAACTACCATGGGTGAAATGACCCTTTTCGGCGGCAACAATCCTCTGGTTAACAGCGACCTGTTCAAGTCGCTGCAGGAGATGAACAAGAACCTCGCGGGCGGCGGCGGTGGCGCAGGCAAGCGCATCTCGCTCAAGGGCGGCAAGTTCCGCCTGTTCGTGGGCGGTGAGCAGGTCTCCGTGTCCAAGTCCGACACGATGAACGTGGTGGTGGTCAATGCCGCTGCGGTGTCGCGCACCTACTACGAAGGCACCTACGACCCGAACAATCCGAGCGCGCCCTCGTGCTGGTCGGCGGACACGCGCGTTCCCTCGCCGGATGTGCCTGCGGAGCAGAAGAAAGCCTCCCGCTGCGCCGACTGCCCGATGAACGTCAAAGGTTCTGGGCAGGGCGAAAGCCGTGCGTGCCGCTTCAACCAGCGTCTGGCTATCACGCTGGAAGGCAAGCCGGATGAAGTCTACCAGCTGCAGCTGCCCGCGACCTCGATCTTCGGCGAAGCCAAGGGTGGCGACATGGGGATGCAGGCTTACGCCAAGTTCCTGAACGCTCACAACACCCCGATCATCGCGGTGATGACGGAGATGCGCTTCGACGAGAACGCCGAGACGCCCAAGCTGTTCTTCAAGCCTGTGCGTGCTCTGGACGAAGCGGAGCTCAGGACGGCTGTCGAGATGAAAGACAGCGAAGACGCCATCAAGGCCATCACGCTGACCGTGGCACAGGCCGACGGCGTCAAGTCCAAGTCCGAGAAGCCTTCGGCGAAGAAGAACTTCGTCATCGACGACGAGGATGAAGCACCGAAGCAGAAAGCCAAGGCGCGCGTCGTTGAAGACGATGACGACGAGGAGGTCGTGGAGCCGAAGAAGGTCGCTGCGTCCAAGCCCAAGGAAGAGCCCAAGGCAGCTGCCAATCTCTCGTCCCTTGTCGACCAGTGGGACGACGAGTAATCCTATCTAGGCTCGCCGCGACGGGGTATAAAAACAACCTCGCCTCGTCGCGGCATCCCAACAGGCAGAGTGGCGGCAATGGATACAACCTCGTTTTTGCGGACCGTGCTCGGCACCGCAGGGCACTATTGCGTTCTGGGTCTTCGTGACGGCCAGCGCATTCAGAAGTTCTACAGTTCTATCGAGCGTCTGCAGGCTGTGGCTGAGCAGATGGGCGAGAACGGCATCGACGCTTACTACGCCCTCGCTACTTTCGACGAGGCTGGGTCTCGTGAGGCCGAGAACGTCAAGCAGATGCGCGCCTTCTTCATGGACCTCGACTGCGGGGTCAACCTCAAGAACGGCAAGCCCAAAGACTTTCCTGATCAGGCAACGGCGATCAAAGAGCTCAAGGGGTTCGTTCAGCGTAACGAGCTCCCGCGTCCGTTTCTGGTCAACTCCGGCTACGGGGTGCATGTATACTGGCCTTTGACGACGCCCGTGGACTACGACACTTGGCTGCCGATTGCAGAGAAGCTCAAGGCTCTGGCAAAGGCACAGGGGTTCAAGTCCGATCCCGCCGTTACCGCCGACGCTGCCCGCGTACTGCGAGTTCCCGGCACCAGAAACTTCAAAGGCGAAGATCCACGGGCGGTGTCGTTCTTCGGTACGTCGCCCCCGAGCGCTGTGGAGTTCTTTGACTTCGCGGGGCGCGTGGAAGCGAAGGCTGGCGGCATTGCGATTTCAGTACCAAAGACCTACGTGCCGTCCGGTCCGAACAGTGCGCTGATGGACGCGCTCATCGGCAAGCGCGAGGCTCTCTTCAAGACCATTCTGCAAAAGACGGTTCAGGGTAAGGGCTGCGCACAGCTCGCCTACTGCGTCCAGAACAGGGCATCTCTGGCCGAACCCATGTGGCGTGCGGCTCTCTCCATCGCCAAGCACTGCACGGACGCTCCGAAGGCTGTGAAGGCGGTATCTGAGGGCCACCCCGACTACACCGAGCGCGGGGCCATGCGGAAGGCCGACATGATCAAGGGGCCGTACCTCTGCGGCAGGTTTGAGGAAAACAACCCCGGAGGCTGCGAGGGCTGCCCCAACCTCGGCAAGATCAAGTCTCCCATCGTCCTCGGTCAGCAGATCAAGGAAGCAGACCCCGAAGACAACGTCGTACAGGTTCCAGACGGAGACGAGCCCGACGCGCCGATCAAGACCTACACCATCCCTCCCTATCCGAAGCCCTATTTCCGTGGTGCCAACGGGGGCGTGTTTCTTCGCAGCATCGACGACGATGGCGAGGTGACAGAGAAGACGATCTGGCACAACGACCTCTACGTTACCCGCCGCCTCTCAGACCCCGAAATGGGCGAGATTATCGAGATGAGGCACCATCTCCCTCGTGACGGCGTGAAGACATTTGTGGTGCCACTCTACGTGGTGACGTCGAAGGACGAGTTTCGGAAGGTACTCGCCACCTATGGCGTCATGGCAATGAACAAAGAAGTGGATGCGATCATGACCTACTCACAGACGTCGGTGAAAGAGCTGCAATACACGACGCAGGCCGACAACGCTCACCGCCAGTTCGGCTGGCTCCCCGACTTCAAGGGCTTCGTTCTTGGGGAAAAGGTCGTCTACGAGAACGACGCAGAGTTCAACGCACCGTCATCCGCCACGCGCGGCATGATGGACTTCTTCGAAACCAAAGGCACGCTGGATGGCTGGAAAGAGGCTATCGGCTTCTACGACCGCCCCGGTTTCGAGCTGCATCAGTTTGTGGTCTGCGCCGGTTTCGGCTCCGCCCTGATGAAGTTCCTGCCGATCAACGCGGCGCTGATCCACCTGTGGTCCAAGGACTCGGGCTTCGGCAAGACGCACGCCCAGTACGCAGCGCTGTCGCCGTGGGGCGACCCCCGAAAGCTCCTGTTGAAGCAGGACGACACCCACAATTCGCGCATGAACCGTGCCGACGTGATGCACTCTCTGCCCGTGTGCATGGACGAAGTTACCAACATCAGGCCGCACGACGCTTCGGATCTGATCTACCAGATCACAGGTGGCCAGCAGCGCAACCGGATGTCCTCCACTGGAAACACCGAGCGCTATCGCGGAGACCCGTGGAACCTCCTGTTCGTGACGTCAGCCAACTGCAGCCTGATCGACAAGGTGGCAATCGCCAAGGCAATGCCGAAAGCAGAAGCCCAGAGGGTGCTCGAAATCGAGACGAGCAAGCTGTTCACGCAGAAGGCCGACAAGGCCCTCACCGATGCGTTCAGTGCCCAGATCCAGAGCAACTACGGCCACGCGGGCATCCTCTTCGTGCAGTATGTCATGGGCCACATCGCCGAGACGCGGCTGCTCATTGAGACCCTGCAGCGGCAGATCGACAAAGCTGCGGACCTTGGCCCTGAGAACCGGTTCTGGTCGGCAGCGGCAGCGGCTTCCATGGCTGCGGCGGTGATCTGCAAACATCTCGGCCTGATCCCCTACGACGTGAAAAATCTGCAGCGGTATGTGATCAACCACATCCTCGCCCACAACAAGCACGCCTCCTCTGAGATGTCCCTCGACCCGATGGACCTCGTCACGGCCTATACCTATCAGAACATGGGCCGCATCCTGCAGATCAAGTCCACCCTCGACCGCCGCAAGAAGGGCGACGAGACGGGCATTGACGATCTGGTTGTGCCGGATCAGCAGCCAAGGACCGCCGACATTATCGGTCGCTATGAGACGGACCTGCACGTCCTCTACCTTCTGCCCGCGCCGTTCCGCGAGTGGCTGTCCGAGCGTCAGGTCAACTACAACTCCGTCCTCGCCGAGCTGAAATCGAAGTACAACGCCAACCGCCGCAAGGTGCGTCTGACCAAGGGAACCAAGATGCAAATGCCTGTGGCCGACGCCATTGAGATCCCCATCGTGCTGGATGACGGAGATGGTAAAAAAGCTGAATGACCTCGACCCCGATGGGCTGAGGATCGTCGTGCCTTGGGAGGAGCTTGCTGTTGGAAGCTCCTTCTTCATCCCCTGTGTGAACGTCGACACCTGCGAGAGGCAGGCACGGGTTATCGCTGGCCGGTTAGGGGTAACCCTAACATTCCGGCACAGGATTGAACGTCAACACTTGGGGTTGCGAGTTTGGAGAACCGCATGATATTGTGCGCTCGACAGTGTAGCGTGCCGCCAGCTCGCCTCTGTTGTTCTCCGACCCTGACCCCGGCTTCGCGCCGGGGTCTTTTTTATTGCCAGATCGAAGTCTCTGGATCGAACTCGCTGATGTACTGCTCCGCGCGAGCGCGACCGTTTGCGCTGAACGACACCCCCGAAATCATCTCCTGAGACCGCTGCCGGAAGCTACGCTGAGAGCGGTTGATCGTTTCCTCAGTGATTGCGTCTTCGGGATACCGGCGGCTGAACTCCCGCATCTCTCGCAGGATTTCGCGCATTTCCGGGAAGTCCGCGTCGGCGACAGCCAAGTTGTATTTCCGCAGAAGCTTGCGCTTCCTTTCCCGAACAGCTGTGTCGAGGCGTTTGGCCCCAGACACACGCTCCTGCTCGCGTACCAGAGCCTCCGGCGTGTAGCCCAAGAACTGCCGTGCCACATCGACGGGCGTGATCGAGATAATTTCATCCCCGCGCAGCGTCGTGGCACCCTCGGTGGCGAAGCGGGCAGACTTCATGGCGCTCTTGATCGCAGAGGGCATCATGGTCTCCACCCCACGGTACAGTTCTCCATCGGAGATCAGCTGGATGCCGCGCTCCGTGTTCATGAACACCCCGACTGCAGGGCCACCGAACATCTCGAACAGGTCGTAGAGTACGCTCTGGTCCTTCTCGATTTTGTTTTCGCGGAAGATCAGACCGCTCATCGAAATGCGCGATGCAACTTCGATGCCGAGCAGGTAGTTCAGCGCGCCGTGGTAGTACGGCTCTCCGAGGAACTTCTGGATGATAACTTCCGGGCGCTCGTCTTCGTCGTCGGTGAAGAACACGTTGAAGAGCGTCATCAGTTCCGAGAAGAACGGGAG